GCAGGTGGCATAGGTGTGATGTTCCGAGGATCGCCGGGCTTTTGGCCAGCTTCGTTTTTCTGGAATGATGTAGTTGATTTCCCGTGTATCACCGAGTGCTCAATCCAGTCATCGGGACGACTGGTTTTCGCTTCAGCATTCGTTCTCCGCTGACCGACCTTTTGCTGTTGTGCTTCAACCATCTCAGTCGACCAAAGCCGCAATTTCACATTACCAACATTAGCAATCAGCATGGCGAGAAAGCCACGCATCATTGATTTCTGGTGCGGTGTTGTAAAATCGGGTAGGTGACGAGGACGGACATCAGTAATGCGCGTTTGCACTCCATGCTTCGTATTGCCTTTTGTGCTTGCAGGCACATAGGCACATCCGGGCGTAGGACCATCAAAGAACGGCGTGAGCCGAGTCCGAGGTTTAGCTTCAGATGCAGAAGGGTTGAAATGGTAGTTGCGCACACTTGGTTGTCTGGTGTAAGCAATGGCTTGGGACAAGCCACAGTTTTGGTAGGTCACTCCAAGGACTCCGATGTTGATCATATCGGTGGTCCACTTGCACGCCCCATACTTGAGACCGAAGTCAAAAGGGGTCATGATAGATTTTGCAGTGGCATTGTGAGCAATGATGACGTTGTAGGCACGTTCGTCAAGAGAGCTGTTAACGCCACTCCATTCCGCGCAGTAACTTCTGATTCGTTGCCCGCTGGCTTGGTCCAGGTGAGTGAGACCAAGTATTACAGTTCCCAAGGGAGCTGCGTCAGAGGGCGGAACTTTGATGATGGTCGGTTCAAGCCTGGCTGGCAAACACGAGAGCACATCATTTAAGAACCATAGCGTCTTTATGAATCCAAAACGGGCAGCTGGGATCATCACCCAAATAGCTCGAGAGCTCCCACAGGCGATATGGAACGCGAAATGCATTCCGGACCTGAGATTGGAGATCTTAAGCAGAAGGTAGGTGATGAGGGCGCTGCTCATTCCGAGAACAGTAAGAAGCATTATCACGATTGCCAACGGAGACGTGTCCTGGCAGGAGATGTTATGCGGTAATAGAACGGTACTCCATCCGAGATGGACAGAGAAAGCAAAACTGGAGTTTCGCAGGTAATCGAGAACTGCTTCACCGGGATATTCCACGCATTTCCGGGTTCCCAAACCACAGATTGTGGTTGTCATCCATTCGAAATCGGTTGGACGGGTGAAAAGGAAAGGAAAGGCATGGGGTTTCCAGGCATAGCAGAACTTGCCGAAGTAAGGTAGAGTGATTGATGAGAGGGGACTACTTCCGTTAATGAACATCATTGCAACGTTGAACATTACATAAGAACTAACGATCGCGACAAGAAGCCACTGCAACTTTGACAGCGGGTCAAAAGTGTAGTGTGAGATGGTTTCTTGGTTCGTTGACCAAAGTTTCTGAACATACTGGGATTCATCAGCGCATGCGAAAGTCCACTTCCGAGTTTTCCGATCAAACAGGACCGAGTATTCGTCAGTCTTGAAAGAGGGTGTCACAGGGGTGTGTACATAAGACATGATCGGATTGTCAAGATCAAGGGACTGCTTCAACAACGCACTGATTTCCGAGTCGGTGAACCAGTCGAGATCG